CTTCTATCAGTGAATCTCCAATAATTACCAAAAGCATTTAGTTGGGCTAATCTACAATTAGCATCATTACCTTCATAACCATTTGCTTTTAATGAAATATATTCAGGATTAGTAGGAGGTGTATAATCATAAGTGTCAGTGTATCTTCTTAACCAACCAACACTATTTTCTGGGTCATCATCTCTATAATTGTCCCAAGGAATTACTCTTTGATAGAATATTCCACTTTTAGAAGTAGCAGGTAAACAAGTATATGAACCACCAGCATCAACCCAATGTTCACTATCATCACCATCTGTAACTAATACTTGAGGACAACTTCCAGATGGTCTACCTGCACCAGTGCCAGGAGGGAATGGTGTATCACAACCATCAATTGCTTTAGCATAATTAATTGTTAATACAGCTGTAGCACCAACAACATCATCTTGGAATCTTTCAACAAATGGAGTAACTGTAAATGGTGTGGTAATATCTAATAATGGGTCATTGTTTGTATTTGTGAATACTGACACAATATCTTGTATTATTTGCATGCACTCATCTTGTCCAGCCAATTCACTGTCCTCACCATCATTAACTTGAGTCATTGCAATTAAATTGAATGTCCAGTTAAAACTATTTCTAGTATTGTTTACATCTACTGGATTAACAAATATATAAGGGTAATTAGGTGGTTCCTCATTATCAGGAAATGAAATGTCACTAATGGTGCCATACCCATATGTTTTTACCATATAATGGGCTGTTATAATATCCTTTAAATTATCTACTAAATTTTTATACGTCATTGTAATTGTTTTCTTAGTTGTTCAGCTTCTTGTATTCGTTTATCCTTATTCCAAGCTAACCAATTGAGTGATTGTATTAATGGTTTATCAGTTACAGCATCCATATTAAGGAATTTACCATCAGCTAAAGTCATAACAATGTCTAACCATACACGTGCTGTATAATGCGGTTTATTTGGTTTATATTCAACTACCTCCTCATCGTCATTGGGAGTATCGAATAAATTCTTATAATTGGTAAATAACGATTTTCTCCAATTTAGGTAATACTGAATAGAACCATATACTTCACTGATATTCATTTCCTCACTTTTGGTTGTGTCATATAATAAATTAAGGATATTAGGTAAGTTAGTTTCTAAATTTTCTATCATTACCTCTAAATCAATGAATTCACCCAATGTTATTTTACTTAAGTCACTTAATTCACAATCGTTTACAACGTGATTTAATTTAACATAAGTTGGATACATTACACTCAATAATAATTGATGCATTAGGCTTTTAGTTCCTTCAGGCATCAATTCAATTTTATCTTGTGGCACATTAAGTGCTAATTTAATCAGCATATTAGGGTTGTTTCTTACCTTAGTAAGGGGCAACCATTCCTTGACTTTGAAGTCAGTTGGGAATTCATATTCAATATTATCTATTACTAAAGCGTTCATCAGTGCTAAATATAATCACGCCACCCAATTGTATTTACCTTTTGTTGATTGTGTCTTACGGCTGTAATTAGCTAATGCTAAACTGATAACACAATCATCGTGTAATCCATTTGGGTGACCATATTTGATTGACCTTGTTTTTGGATTGTATTCGTAAGTGAATGTTGTTAATTCGCTGTATAATGGAGGAAACAATTGTTGGCTGGGTATCATAACACTATTCTCATTCATATCCAATATCAGCCCCTCAATAATTTCTTGTTTTGTTTTTGAAGTAGTTACAAACGCGTTTATATTGTTGTATTTCGCCTTAAGTTGTTCAAATATAACGTCACCCATAGAATTGACTTCAATTAAAGTAACCGCGTTATACTTGCGTATAAACGAAAGTAACTCATCAACTAATGTAGACCATTGTTGCTTGTTGTTTCTGTATATGTCAATAACGTTTCCAGCTGAATCAATTATTGTAGCAACACTGAAATCATCGACTCTACCAATATCAATCCCACAATATAATTTTCCACTTGGTTTGGGGTAATGATTAAATGTGTTGCTATCCAATTCACTGAATACTTCACCCCCATCATCAATGAATTCAGCCATATACTCTTGCTTGAATATATTTGTTGGTAGTGTTTTTCTCGCATCATTAATTTCTTCTTCTGCTATAAATGGAGTGTCAAATGAACTTCCTTTATATGATTTGTAATTTGGATTATCTACAGATTCCCCTAATTTAAATAAATCGTAAAACCAATTTTTACCTTTGGGGGTGGATAAAAACAATACTTTCTTACCACGAACGGCAAGTGTAGGGCGAACGGCTTCATACCAAGTTTCTCCTCGCATAAAAGCGGATTCGTCCAATATTGCGTAATCAAAAGTAAATCCTCTGATGTTATCGTATCGTTCAGCACTTCGGAAATACACTTCGCTGCCTGTTCTAAGCTTAATGTAGGATTCGCTGTAATTACAGCTTCCAATAAGGTTAGTATGTCGAATAGCATTGTCAATTTCTTTTTGGACCTTATTAGCTTGTGAATATACAGGTGACACCCACAATATCTTACAAGGTTTATGGTTAATAGCCCAATATAATAGCAAATTTATTCCCATTAGGGACTTGCCAAACTGACGACCCACTGAAACAATATGGTGTTTAGCTGTATCATTAAGCACACCATCGATAATTTCCTTTTGTTTCTTATGTGGACTGAATCCTATTGCTTTCGTCATTTATATCGGGACCGAATTCAAATTTCATATTCTCAAATAAATCCTTACCATCAGCACCTACAACTTCTTGTCTTGCTAATTTGGGGATTACATATTCGCTTAACTTAAGCATCAATTCTAATGCTTGCCTAGGGTCATCTTCAGCAACTTGTCCTAACCAATCTGTCATATTGTCAAGATTGTTTTCAACAAGCATTTGATATGCTTCCTTAATCTTATTAGTTACTTTATTACCAGCACCCTTAGGTCTGCCATTAGGGTTGCCACTTATTCCTTCTGTCCAATTTGGGTTAGCCATTTAATCTGTGTTTTTCGTTATTATAAATTACCATTAACTCTCTATGAGTTCTAGCTAAACATTGACCACACGCTGTAGGGCGTTTATTAGCGTTATATAAGCGATTATACACATTATATAATTCAGTTCGACACCCCGCCCCAAATTGTTTTTTAGTTACAATAGAAGCAAGGTATTCAAGTTCTTCAATTGTGGGGGTATTATACATTATAATTCTATTTTATTTAATTTTCTACTTACTAATTCAGCGGTGTATGAACCTACACCACCTAAAAATAGGCCAATGAATATGTTGCTGTATTGTGCTACAACAATACTACTGACCCAAAAACCCATACACAAGCCACAATTAAGCAGGCCTGAATACTTCGAAGTATCGAGTTTTAATAAGTTGAGAAACCACTGATAGGGTTTGCTGGCTAATGTTACAGCCGTTGTCATCCCAGCTATTGCTGAAATCAAAATTAATTCTAAGATTGTTAATAGTTCCATCGTTTATGTTGTTAAATATAATTTGTTTTAATTTTGTAAGTCCACGCAAAACAATTTTTCTAATTGTGGTATGAGGCATATTTAATTGTCTACCTACAGCTGAATAATTAGCACCATTAGCATAATACATCATTAACATTATTGCTTCATACCTTTCAGCTGGAGTGCCTTGATACATTTCCTCTAATCCATTCATTATAATATCTATCATAATGTCTTCTGTATTATCATATTCTTCATTTTGTTCAATTTCTTCTTCCCAATTATCTGGAAAATCGAGGAAGCTGTCTCTGTATTGATAATGGAAGGGACTAGTGTTACTTCTCCACTGATTCAAGCCTATTCTAGCTAGGAAGAAGCGGGCTGTGCCTGAATCGATTGCGTCTTGGGCCTTGTCGTGCTGGAGGAATATCATCATAACTTCGTGAATGAAGTCTTCATATAGGTGAGAACGTTCACCTTTAGTAATGTTGTATAACCATAACTTAATTTGTTCGTAATTTTCTGTAATGTATTGGTTAGGATTCATATTTTATGTTTTAGTAATGCTGGGCAATTGAATATTTCGGCATAATGTTCAAGGGCAGCATTGAAGTGTTCAGTTTCATTCTTATAACCTTGAAGTGCCCATTCAGCACCTTTCTTTTTTGCCTTAGCTAATTTAGTAGCTTCATTGCCACATTCTTTACACCAACTATTTAAGCCTGAAGCCATTTTAGGATTTGGATGGAATTCAGTAATTGGTTTTTCTGTTTTACACCTAGAACAATGTTTCATTTTATCTGTTTATTATACATATTGCGAAGAAGTGAAAGACGCGATTGTTTTAAACATTTCTTTAACAGCTTCAACGCCTCCCCCCTAAAGCCAAGTTTTAAAGAATTGATTATGCCGTTCAGCTTGAATTGAGTGGAGGCTATGACGTATGCTTATCAACTTGGCACACTCAGCAATACTGAAGGGACTTAATGTATCCGTTCCAACGCAGTATTTCAGTGCGAAGTTTCGAATCT